TGGATAGACAAAGAAGGCACCCTGCACACCAAAGTCCCCGTAGACATTCTGAACCTTGACACCGCCGAATTGCTGAAAAAACTAAGCACAAGCGAATGACGCAAAAATGCCCTTTTTTGACCGTTCGCTAATGTTGCAAGCAAGGCAGGTGGCCAGCCACATCTGCTGCTTGTTGGGGTAAGCCCCAAACCCCTTTTGCAAAAATCCGCCGGGATTTTCTTTAAGCCGGCACTTCGTTTCGTCTGCTTTACGCCCTCGGGCATAATATAAACCACAAACAAAAAAGGAGTGATTTTCAATGAATACACGCGAATACGTAAGAACACAAGTTGACACGTTGCCCGATAACGTCTTGGAAATAGTTCGGGAATTTATTGCTTATCAAAAATTTCGCCTCGGTCTTTACGAAAGTGATGATGATTATTTAGCTTCTATCCCCGGCATGGTAGAATCAATTAAGGCTGGCTCTGCCGAACCGCTGGAGGACTGCATTGACGTATCGGAGATATGGCCTGATGTATAAAGTTGTAACAACTCGACAAGCGGCTAAAGATTCGGATTTGCTTAAAAGAGCCGGGCTTTCAGAAAAAGCAAAAGAATTTACGCGAATAGTAAAACAAAATCCCTACCAAAACCCGCCGCCATATGAAAAGCTGTTGGGCAACTTGGACGGCTATTATTCCCGCCGCATTAACCGTCAGCACCGTTTTGTTTATGAAGTCCTATCCAATGCCGACAATCTCATAGATGAGAACGACGTACCGTACAAAGGCATTGTAAAAATTATCCGTATGTGGACGCACTACGAGTAAATCAACTGGGAGAGAGTAACCATGAACGAATTAAAAATCAGCCCCGATTTTACCATTGACGATATTCACAAAGTCCGTGAATGGAATTATGAACGCCGAAAAAATATGACCTTTGAAGAATATCAAGCTGACGTTGAGAACGGCGCGGCCCCGGTGCTTGCCCGGATAGAGCAGATACGAAAAGCAAAGGAACTGAGTTTGCAACAGGCGTAAACAAATCAATAGCCCACAGGCTTATATAAATCTGTGGGCTATTTTTTGTCTGTCGCTTTAGTTACCCAAGAACGTCCGCATCTTCCAGCACCTCTGCCACAACCCACCCGTCAAAATATCCGGGAACAGGCAAGGGCTTTGATGATAACCTAATCAACCGCTGGTCGGGATTTTTAACCGTCCACGAATCGGGAATGCGGCGGCCTTCGTAGGTCATGAAGTTTTCCGTCCGCTGGTCTATCAGCGTAACCGCTCCATGAAGCATAGAGCCTCGCAACTGGGTCGAACCCATCAAGATTCTGCCATGTGGCACCATAGGTCTCGTGATGTTTTCGCCCGGTGTCGTGAAGTCATCAACAAACCATTCGTCATAGACATAAATGTCTACGGCGGGATTCAGCAAATGCCCCAAATACTTTACGCCGTTAGGTAAATCTCTGGGTACAATCCATCCGGCGACAAGGCGCGTGTTGTCTAACAGTTTACGGACTTGTTCATGTCGCAAAAACGCTTTCGCCGCTCCCCTCGACATAATCACAATATCGGGATTAAGACCGGAAGATTTGTGAATCTTTTCTTCCAAGTCCTGCAAGAATCCGATAGGGTCGCTGTTGACAAAATCATCCCATGTCACGTCCGGCACAATATAATTATCAAACCCAAAATCAAACTCCTTGTCAACGCCTTTGCCCTTCATCGGAATTTTCCCGGAAAACAACACTTGGGCGCACATCCATTCCTCGCGCCGGGTTATCATGTCCTCCAGCTTGCGGAAGTCCTCGCCGATTTTTAATGCGGCGCGTTCAGCCGGTGACAGGCCGCCAAATAAAGGTTCGCCCATCATGCGGCTTGTAATCTGTCCGGCATTGGTTGTGGTCTGCGGCGCAACGAGTACGGGCGTAAATTCCCTCGTCTCGAACCCTTCCATAACCACATTAGAGCCGCCCAGCTTTTCACTCACGAACGGTGCCATATATCGCTTGTCTTTGCTGTAATCAACCAAAACACTTTCCGTATCGAAAGTAACAATGCGCGGGAAAAAGGTATCGCGCAAAAATGTCTTGGTCGGCAACATCTGGCGAATCATCTCGCCCATTGTTTGAGGTGTGAATAAGTTAATTGTCATTGCTCATAACCCTCCTGTCTTGTACGTTTCTCACGATAAGCCCAACTTTACGCATATCGTATTGGTAATCGCTGATGGTGCCGGTGCCAACAATGAGGTCGTTGGCGTTAAGCTCGGCAAAAAGATAAACCGCCGCCGTGCCGGTTGTGGTATCTGTGGTAATGTCCTCGGCCAACACAGCATAGGGCATTTCCGTTCCGTTGGTTTGAGTGCTGTCTACCGGATGGGCTTCCTTCGTGTCTGCGTCCAGCCCGACAACGGTACCTCGCTTTAACTCTTGCCCTGCCGCCACGGTGAGAATATCTGTCACGGTGTTCATCTGCCCGGTTAAGAGCAGGCTGTCGAAATTGTGTTGCTCACTTCTGAATACGTTCGTCATAAGCTATCACTCCTTTTTGAAATTGGCGTTTGCCGCCTCTACTGCCTTTTGGACTAACTTCTTGGCTGTTGCCGCCTCTGCCGTGGGTTCAAGCTCCGGCGCATCGCCCATCGGAATGTCGTTGACATTAGAAGCCTGTATATCAGCGTTAATGTCAGCAGACACGCCGGACAATTTAGCCGCCTGTGCATTGATAATATCAATGGCAACCGTGCCGGCTTCGTCAAAGGTTTCGTACTTCGCTTTGTTCTTGATTGCCTCATATCCTGCGGCGCGTATGGTATCAATACCCTTAATGCGCTCCCGCTCGGCGGCAATCCCGGCGTTATAGATTTGATTGTAAACGTCCGGGTGGTCTGTCTTAATCTGGTTTGCGTTCACGTTCTTTCCCTCCGTTTCGCGGTTATCGCTAACTCGCATATTTTCCGCTGTGTTAAAAGCAGCGGGTACTTTTTTGTACTTTGATAAATCCACAGCTAGCCCATTTACAGCAAGACCATTGCCGCCATTTGAGGAAATAAAATTGACGATAGTGTTTGTGTCCACTTCGTCAATAAATCCCTCTTGCAATGCTTCGGCGGCGGTCATCCATGTTTCATCATCCAGCAGTTTAGACAAGTCTGTCCTGTCTTTGCCCGTCCTCTCGGAATAGACGTTGAGCATGGTTTCCTTTGCCTTTTCCAAAATTTCTGCCGCATGGAGCATGTCGTTATGGTCGCCCACCGCTACTATCATGGGATTGTGAATCATCATAAGGGCATTGGACGGCATTATGATTCTGTTTCCCGCCATAAGAATGAGCGTGGCCGCACTTGCGGCTATGCCGTCAATAATCATGGTCACATGGGCGGGATGGCTCTTTATTAGGTTGTATATAGCCTGTGCCGCCGTCACCTCACCGCCCGGACTGTTAACCCGAACTGTAATACTCCTAGCCGTCCGCAACCCTTGCAAGGCATTGGCAAAGTCCTTTGAACTGTTGTCGTAAAACCAGCCGTCACCAATGTCACCATACAAAAGAAGCTCGGCGTTATCGCTGCTCTGATTCGTTATCTTCCACCATTGCATCGTCGTTCTCACCTCCTTTCGCTGGAATAAGCCCCGCCGCGCGTAGCTGTTCTTGTTCCCTTTGAAGCAAGCGCATATTGCTGTCAAAGTCTGTGCCGGTAAGTTCCTGCGCTTCCTTCGCACGGTTCGAGAAGCCGTTTTCAACCCGCTTTATTGCTGCTTCAACTTCTTTTTTCGGGTCAATCTGCCCTTGGCTCGGCCCGTGCCATTCAGCGCGGCAGTAAGCCGCTTTTATAACAGGGTCATCAAAAAAACCGGGCGCAATTAGCCGGCCTTTCAATACCGCCTCTGTTAACCATTCTTCGTACACAGGCTGGCATAAGTCACGCACCAGCCATTCACGCCGCATTTTGAACATCTTCCACGCCTCTAACAGACTGGCTCTGGCTGCTGAATAGCTTGCGTCAAAACGCTTCATGAGCAGCTCGTAAGGGATTTCGAGACCTGTGCCCACTTGCTTGCATATAGCCTCCACAAACCCTTCAAACGCTGTGTTAGGCCGTCCGGGGTTAATTGCGTTTGCCTTTTCGCCTTTGTTAAGTGCCAAGATAGTGCCGTTTCCCATTTCATAGCTGTTCATGTCTGATGTGTCTATTTGATCCGGCAAAGGAATAGCACCGGGGCCCAACTGCTCATGAGGTGAGTTTGATTCAATGAACACGGTAAACATCCCCGCTACTACCGCCGCCATTAACTCGGCCTCCGTATATCGGCCTACCTGCTTCAAGGCTTCTATAACGGGTGACAAGATTGGAACACCACGGCGCTGATCGGGACGCTCGTCAACTTTCAGATGCAGGATGTTGGGGCGGCCGGTCTTTGCGCCGAACGCTTCAACCCTAACAAACTGGTTGCGGTCGTTCTGGTCTTGCAGAGTCCACGCAGTCGAAAGCGGATGCCGTTTTGATATCCAGTAAGCACATATCTCCTTGTCGTTGTTCAATTCAACACCGGCCAGAATATTTTCAGATGGAGTGGAGTTAAACGGATTGCACACCCTATCAGCTTCTATCACTTGCAGTTTAAGGCCGTACAGTTCCCCCGGTCTTTTCCTCTGTGGCAGCGCGACAAAGCAGTCACCGCTCATCAGAACGGACAGGAACGAAAGCTGCTGTATCTCGTAGAAATTATTCATCCTCACAGCGTCACAAACTTCTGTGCTTGCCCACACATCAAAATCTCGTAGGGTCTTTTTCTCCCATGCGTTTGCTTCGTCCGGCAACATACCCAAAAATTCATAATCAATATTTGGGTTAAGCCGCAACCCAGCACCCACAACATTTGTGCTGATGGTTTTTAACGCGCCTGTGGCTATCGGACTACCGCCCATGTACAGGCTTCGGGAACGCTGGCGCAATGTTTCCAAGTTACGGATAATATCATCATCCGCATTGCCGCTATTTCCTAAAAAGCCCAAAAGGGATTTTTTAACATGGCTTGCTCCGTGGTCGCCGTATCCGGCATTGAGGATTTGCAAGCGGCTTCGCGCCGCCGCCCTTTTTGCGGCTCTAACAGGCGCGATATACTCAATAATCTTGTCGAAAGGATTCATAGGTCTCTTGGCACCACCCTTACCATTCTGGGCGCATTAGGTGTCTGTCCGGCCTCTAAAGCCGCCAACTGCGCTTCCAGCTCTTTTATTGCCTTGCGAATTTCCGCTAAACTCGCTCGTCTTAGGTTACGTGTTCCCATGCGGTATTCTTGCCCTGTCAAAACAGCTTGCTCCGCTTCGTAATACTGATGTAGCCGCTGTTTTACAAACTCTTTTCTCCTTACGATGTTCAAAAAACCACCTCCTATAATTTTACACCTTTGCTGATAACTCGCCTTTTGCTGGCTGTTTGGGTGTTGCTGTTTCCGGGTGTGCTGCCCCTTGCCGCCAATGCCTCAAAATTGGGAGCGGCTATCTCCATAGCGGCGGTAGCGTAGTTTCGGCAATCTAAAGGCTCATTCCGAACACCGCCTTTTTTCTTCCACACATATTTGTACGTGCCGTTTCTGTTAGGCTCTTTGAATTTCTGCTCTGCAATAAAGCCTTTCAGAATTTCCTCTGTATAGCCTTTGGATTCCTCAACGGGAAAATGGCAATATCCAGCCCCTTCATGCTTGATTCTAAGCCGTGTGTAAAATACATCCTTCAGCGCATCCACGCCAATTTGAAACAACAAACATTTGAAACGGTTGTTCCGGCTTGGTCTGTCAGTCATGGGTATTCCAAAGCCCCCTTTACCCTTTATCGCAAATATGCGGGACTGTTCCCGTGGCACGCAATAGGCATACACTTCATCCGTGGCATATCCACTATCAATGCAAGTGCATGAAATATTGATTTTGCGCCCATCCGCATAATAAAAAGTCTTGAACAGGTAATCGTCAAGACTTCTCCAAACCTCGCTCCCATGCGGGTTTCCCAACAATATTGTATACTCAATCCCCCAGCTTTCTTTACCTGCACCCCAACCCACAACCTCAATTTCTAAGCGGTCATCCTGTACGTCAACCCCGGCGGTCAACAGCAAAACCTTGTCCGGCACCTCGCAATCATAGCGGCTGATACGTTGCTCCAGCGCATCTTGCTTAATTTCCTCGCCCCTTTCTTTCCATGTTTCGCCAAGAATGGTATTTGCAAAGGTTTTAAGCATTTCGGGATAGTTCTTTGCTTCGAGAAATTCTTTGATGATGTATTCCCACTTAACCCACGGACTTGCTAATGCGTTAAGGTGGAATCCTCTGATTTTAGAATCCGGCTCATCATGAATCCATTTCCCCTCCGACATATCATTCTTTTTCCACTCATACTGCGTGTGCATGGCTTTACAATGCTCGCACTCCATTCTTACCGTTTCAAACTCAACACGCCGAAAACTCAACGGCTGATATTCACCGCACGTAGGGCATGGCAAGCACCAGTTCCCTTTACTGCTCAACAGGTAGTCATGCTCAATCCTTGAATCCCCCTCTATCGTGGGCGTGGATACCTTGACTATCTTCCTATTCCAGAAATTTATAGTTCTGGTGGTGGCAAGTTTAATCGGGTCGCCCTCTGCTCCGGCAGACGGTGGGTAGCGGTCAACCTCATCACACAACAGAACACGGATATTTCTTGACGAAAGCCCGGCAGACGCATTTGCGCCCACAATTACAAGCCGCCCTCCGACAAATTGCTTGTTCGTGATGGTGTTCCCGGTTGTTTTCGCCTTGGATTCATGCACCTTGCTTCTGATGGTCGGGCAATCTCTAATCATGGGCGCAATATTGTCCTTGCTGTATGATTCGCCCATTTCTATGGTCGGTTGCACCATCAATATGGGGCATGGGTCGTAGTCAATGAAATATCCGATTACATTATTCAATATCTCGGACTTACCCACACGGGATGCCGACATAACAACAACGGATTCAATCAAGGGATTGTTTATACTGTCCATGATTTCACGCTGATATGGTGCCCTTGACGTTCTCCAACGCCCCGGCTCTGCTGAATTGCCAACGGAAATGACACGGTAGCGGTCTGCCCATTGACTAACCGTGAGTTTTGGCGGTGGCGCAAAGTTCAAGGCTATTCTTTTGAACAGGCTGATTGTTTTGTCGGTATTTTGGCTTGCATTATTCATCCGCATCACCCTTTTGTGTTGATTTGAACATTTCCGGCGAATATTCCGCAATTTCCATCAAGCACTCGTCAATTTCACTCGCCAGAATCGTTTCAAGCGCGGTTATTTCCGATTGTGCAAGCAGGGTAGCCGCTATTTTTGCCGGAACACCTCGTAGCTTCGTTTTGGCTTTGACAACCATGTCGGTCATAATCAATTCCACATCTTCTGCGCTGTGCATACGCCCCAGCAAATGTGTTAGCTCAACCTCGGCTTTTACTCGCTTCGCCCTCTCATGCTTAGACCGCTCTTGGAAGTAGTCAATGTCCTTATCGCCCAACTTGGAGCGCAATTTATACTCTATGAATTTCTGCACACAGGTCGGAAGATGAAACTTGTTACTTGAATCCCCCGAATCCCGCTCAAAAACTTTTTCGTTCACTAATTGCCGTATCCGGCGGTCGGAAACGCCCAACACAGCCGATAGCTCTTTCCCTGTTACATACACCAAAAATCACCGCCTTTGCTCCGCTGTTATCGCCCCCTGTCTCGGAAGGAAGAACATCATATTTTTGCATAATCTGGTCAAGGATTGCGCTCGCCGCACCCGCACCCCCGCACATTTGCCGAAAGAACCTATGCCCGGCGCGGCTTTTGCTCATCACGCTGCCGCCAAACACCCTTCATCATCAACAGCACATCACACGCCGTAATGAACCGCTCAAATCCTTCGTCCTCGTCTTGCGCTGGTGTTGGCACCGGACGGAAGCAAACAGGTGTCCAATGCAAGCGTTTGTAGCGTTTGCCGATTGTGCCAAGCGGATAGACGGGTAGCACCCTATCCACGCCGTAAAATATTGCCTCGGTCTCTTGCATAACGATAAAACCATCCTCTTGCAACTCCTCAATCATGCGGTATGCCTCGTAGCTCCAACCACCCCATGAAGTGTTGTTGTCCTCCAGAAAGAAAGTGTAATCGCCCTTGTAGTCATGCCCAGCCTCATCAAACAGGCTCTGTATTTTGGCATAGGTTGTAAAGTCGTTAAGGCGAATGTGTTTAAGGATTGTCTGCTTTATGCCGTTCATGTTCCCACCCCCTGCTTGTGGTCGCCGTTGCGCTTTAATGCTTCACGGACAAAATAATAAAAGCGGTTGTATATAAACCGTCCTACATGCTCCGGCTTAATGAATACAACCTCCACGCCGTATCTTTCTTGAAAGGTAAACAGCGATGCCAAAAATGCTTGTGTGCCGACACTTGCCAAATATCGGCCTTCAAACAGGCGGTTATAGTCGTCGCCTTCAATTAAGATAATCAGCCTTGACTGTACATCCCGCGCCCGGCGCAATTCATTTTCAAACCGCTCCCGAAATTTCGTAATGTTGGCGGCCAATTCGTCAAGACTGTTTTTTCGCTCAATCAATAATTCCGTTTTTAGTTCACCGCATACCCGGCAAGCATAATCAGCAGTTTTCAAAGTTTCGATTGAATACTTCCCGCCCAACTGCTCAATGGCGTAGAGAATATGGCTGTTGGATTTTTCGCGGGTATCGCACACTATGGTCATGTTCTCTCTAATCCATTCTTTAAGTTCGCTCATCCTTATACCCTCTTTCGATTTCTTCAACGACTGCCACGGCAAGTGCAACCTCAAACGGATTTACGAATTGCCCTAAATCTTCAACGCAAATTCTCCATTCATCATCAGTTGTCGCTCTGGCGTGTTTTTGATGAAAGCGGAACACCTTGCGATATATTTCAAACATTGCGCCGCCTTTGGCAAAGTCGTCAGACATTTTTAGCACTCCTTCCAATTCCCATATTATGGGCGTGATAGTCGCAAACCTTGATTCTAAGCCAATCGTGATAGTAGGTTTTCCGGCGTGATACTTTTGAAATGCCCAAAAATGCTGTGATACAGCCATTTGTAGCAATCGTGATAGTGCGTGATACTTTTTTTACGTAATCGCCCTCGTAAAGATAAAAATAATATAATTACGTAAATTTTCTATCACGGGTATCACGATGGCTACAAATGGCGGTATTTCAACCATGTGGACTATCACGCCCGGTATCACACGCGTGATAATCGTGATACTTGCAAGCTGAAAAAGCGCATAGAAAAAGAGCTTGATTTTATTTTTCAAGCCCTTTTCTAATCGCCCGTAAAGGGACAATCGCTTTTTAGCATGTAATTATAGACAACAAAGCCCAATGTTCTGTGCCGCTTGTAAATCCCTTTCTTATTCAGCTCGTCAATGAAATTTGACTTGTTTTTCGCATTGTAGCCGGATTCTTCGCACCACCGCCCGTACTCGGAATACACTTGCTGTATTTTGACATAGTTACTGTCGCAAGGGTCAAGACAATCCTTTATGAACATGCCTATTGTATCGCTGTTATCCCTGTATTCGTTGGTAGCATCCGTCACAACCTTTGGCTGGTCAAGCCCTTCCGTTCCTAAGAGCTTTAATCCCTCGACAAACCAGTTAAAAATCCCGCTGATATTCTCCGGCTGTCTGAAAAACGCTTTTAACCCTTTGTCTTGCTCGTTTTCCTCAAAGTGCCGCTCGAACGGTATTAGCTTTATTCTGCCGCTGTTGAAAATGCTGTCATCTGCCACTTTCGGCAAATGATTGGTGTTGATGAATAGCTTAAACTCCGGCTTAAATTCAAAGCTGTTTTGGTTCAAGTATCTGGCGGTTAGTGTGTCACCCCCGGTCATTTGCTTAACCAATGCTGAATTTAGCCTAAGTCCTTTGTCGGGTTCGCTCATATTTACAAACCTTGCGCCCTTTAATCGTGCGATGTCCTCCGATGGGCCGCTACTGTGCTTAATGTGCTTTTGCGCTATCGTTTCCGGCTGTGCAGTGCGGCCATAATCACCAAGAAGGTGCAGGGTTGTTTCCATGCTTGTGCCTTTTCCGTTGCGGGTCGTAGCCCCATAGAGGATAAAAAAGCATTCCATGGACGTATCCCCGGTCAAAGCATATCCCAGCGTCTTTTGAAGAAACTTTGCCGCTTCCGCATTGTCGCGCATAATCTCGCTGATGAATTTCTCCCAGCGTTCACATTTTGCACTTGTATCAAAAATGACGTTGGATATTTTGCTAAGAAAATCACCGGGGCGGTGTTTGTGCCTTGTGAAGCTCTTTAGGTTCAACGTGCAGTTTTGACAGTTGAAAATATAAGGGTCTTTATCAAATTCCAAAATGCTTACCGGATACACGCTGGCCGCATCCGCAAGCATGGTGTCTCGCGCCGTCTTTTTAATCCTCTTGCCAACAAAGCTAATCCAAGCCTCTTTCACCTTGTCATCTTCAATATGCTTTGCACATACAAGCAAGTGATTGGTTAAATCTCTGGCATATTGCGCTATTTTCATGCCGCCCACATCATGCCTCCAAACCTTGCCGTTATAGCAATACCATGACTTTGCCTCGGGTACATATCGGCACACATCTTGGTACATATCCGCAAACAGATAACCCATGCCAATATCATTCCATGAATAACGCCGTCTTGTTTCCGGCGTTGCAAATGGATTTATCAGCACCACACCGTTTTTCTGCTCGAATTGCGGCGAATCTGTTGTGGTAGATTCCGTTGGCGCGGCATTACGACTTGCCTCGTACTGGCTGTTTTTCTCACGCGCCGTTATCCTTAAATCTGAAACGGCTTTTTGTATCGTCCTCGCCATGTAATCGGCGCGATTGCACTTTTTCAAGTGTTTATCGCCTTTTCCGGCATAATGAGGACTTTGCAAAAAAGAACTGTGCATAAGGCTCTCATTTGCATTGCACCAGTAAGCTAACTTGTTTAACAGAGCTTGGTCGTCCGCGCTCTCATTTCCGTTTGGTCTGCTGCCACTCCATAAACCAATAAAAACTTGGTCTTTTTGCAACCCTATTTCTAAATACTCGCTGTCGCCTGTAAGATGAGCGTCATTGACAGGCATTTGCGGCGGTGGTTTTGGCTGTGTCTGCTTTGGCTTTAGGAATCTATCGTAAACAGTCTGCAACTCGTTTGCGCGGCTCTCAATCGGCTTTGGCTCACCGTATAAATTGCCTGTTATCGTGAAATAACGCTCTTTACAATAAATCTCAATAAAACCTTTGCGGTTGGCTTTTAAGTCCACACCATCAGCCTTGACGAGAATATGCAACCCTGTTCCGCTGGGGCTTATTTCCGTGTAGGAATCTAAAGCCGCAACAATTTCCCGTGCTTCCGGCGTTAAAATGCCGTTATCCAGCACTTTATCAAGGTCAATGCCGTAAATACCATTGTCGTTAAACTCAAACCCCACACCCCCGGCGCGTCCAGCGTTTACCCTGCTTGCCGCCGTTTCGTAATCGCTCCATGTTACAGGGTCTCCCGCTTTAGCTGGTCTCATGGTTGCAGGATTAAACGGACATTTGGGCTTGCTTGTGTCCACTCCCCACACAACCCATTGCGGAAGCTGCTTTATCTCCTCCGGTATATTGGCCGGAATATAATCGGTGTTGACTGCCATTTCAAAATCACCCCCTTTGCTTGCCAACTCGCATTACCTTACGCTTGTTGGTTCTCCGCTCTGCTCGTCAATCCATTGGTCTAACTTCTCGCGGTTTACGAACACACGCCCACGGCCTAATCCTATACGGCTGACCGGGTAAAAATCAGTTTTGCCTATCAATCTGTTTAACGTCTGCAAACTGATGCCGATGTAAAAACAGGTTTCCTGTTTTGTCAGCAACTTTTTCCTTGCTAACTCATCTCTGTCGTAAATGTGCTGAATCATTTTGTCTTGACCTCCTTCGCAATTTTGGCTATAATTAAGAAACGCCAAGCCGAACAGGGTTGACGTTTCCAAAGACTTACATACATTTTCAAACTAAAATCTTGTACAGCATTAGTACAGCAACCAGCATATATTTTTGAGATTTTTCTTGGAATTACTGGCTCATCCACTTTCAACAAATCCTTTATCTATGCACCTTTAGGCACTCTTTGATATGCCGAAAGTAAACAGGTCTACTAATCTGTTTTTGGTCAACACTCTCGGTAATCCCAAAATACATAATCCCGTATTTACGCCACTTGTCGGCTGTTCCTGTAACTAAAATCAACCCAAAATCATACCTTGTACAGCGTTTATACAGCA